GGATCAGGCAAGTCTCTGATGATATATGCTGTTGCGAGATACCATGTAGGAAGAAAGAGAAGAATATTACTTGTAGTCCCCACTACTTCTCTTGTAGAACAGATGTATAAGGACTTTACAGATTATGGTTGGGATGTAGAAAAGTATTGTCACAGGGTATATGCTGGTAGAAACAAGACTTCACAACAACGTGTAACCATATCAACTTGGCAATCTATCTACAATATGGATAGGACATTCTTTGATCAGTTTGAGGTGATTATAGGGGATGAGGCTCATCAGTTCAAATCAAAATCACTCATAGGTATCATGTCAAAACTTAGGGATACCAAATATAGATATGGATTCACTGGAACTCTAAGTGGATCACAGACACACAAATGGGTATTGGAAGGACTCTTTGGGCCTTCATATAAGGTGACACAAACATCAGATCTACAGAGTAAAGGACAATTAGCTAAGTTAAATATAAAAATTCTTCTCATCAAACACCCTGCAATACCTTTTGATGATTATAGAGAAGAGATGAATTATATCATAGAACATGATAAGAGAAATGCTTTTATAAAAAATCTTTCTTTGAGTCTTGATGGTAATACTCTAGTTCTATACAGTAGAGTAGAGGCTCATGGTGAACCCCTATATAATTTAATTAATGATAGTGTCAAAAGTGGTAGAAAAGTTTTTTATGTACACGGAGGAGTGGACGGTGAGGAAAGAGAAGAAGTCAGATCGATTGTTGATAGGGAAAACAATGCAATCATTGTTGCCTCTTACGGCACCTTCTCAACTGGAGTTAACATTAAGAACCTTCATAATGTAATCTTTGCTTCTCCTAGTAAATCCAGAATTAGAAACTTACAATCTATTGGTAGAGTTCTTCGTAAAGGAAAGAACAAAACCAAAGCAGTCTTGTATGATATAGCAGATGACATCTCAGTCAAAAGCAAAAAAAATTATACCTTGAATCACCTCTTTGAACGTGTTAAAATATACAATGAAGAGAAATTTAATTATGAAATTGAAAAAATTTATTTAAAATGAAAGTATTAGGTATATACGGCTCCATAGGTTTTGATGGATCTTCAAGAGAATCTTACATACATGATGCTAGTGCTACTCTGTTTATAGATGGTGAACATGTATGTAGCATACAAGAAGAAAGACTTAGTGGTTTGAAATATGATGGTAGATATCCAGAAAAATCTATAGACTATGTTCTAGATGATATATCAAAAGAAGAGATTGATTTAGTTATATTTGTAGATATTGGATTACAAGAGTGGGTAAAGGAACATATGTTCAAAGGTAAACCCCATAAATTTTTACAAGAAGTCTTTCCAAATGCAGATGTAGGATTTATTTCTCATCATCAAGCACATGCTTATTCATCTATATTCAGTCAAGAAGCAAATGAAGGCGTTTGTATTGTAATTGATGGAGGAGGATCTCATAACTGGACTGCTAACTATTCTCTTGGATTGGAAAAGTGTTCTCTAGTATATTTTAATAAAAGAAAAAACCAATATAGATATCTACCTTTCAATGGTGAATGGGGATTATTATATCAAACATGGGCACATTACATCTATTGTAAAAAGACTAAGAAGAAAATAGAATACAATGATCCATTACATCACTGCACTATGAGTGGTAAGATTATGGGTCTTGCAGCTTATGGATCTACTCAACACAATACAAAACTGTATGAATTTGGACAATACTTCCCACAAGTACAGTTTGATATGAGAGATCCAGATCCATATCCACTGACTCCAGAAGAGAAAGCTCAGTTATTACAATACAATTTTGAGGAATCCCTAATAGAACTAATCTTAAGACTTGATGAAGATTACTTAGAACCTGTTGTTTGTTTAACTGGCGGTACTTTTCTTAACATCAATGCTAACACAAAGATAGTACAGAAGTTTAAGAATAGAAAGTTTCATATTACACCATTTGTAAGTGATTGTGGTTTGTCATATGGAGCTGCTGCCTTTGGTGCATCATTGTGGCATGATGTCAAAGTTCCTCCTAATCTAGCATTTTTAGGTAGAAGATATCTTACTCCAAGAGAACTACCAACCAATGAGGTATTTGCAAACATGGATGGTGGTGTAGGTGGATCATGGTCACAGGTTAAAGAAGAAGAGTTTGATTTAAAGAAGGTTGCAGAATACTTAGAAGATGGCAAGATAGTTGCTTGGTATCGAGGTCGATCAGAATTTGGGCCTCGTGCCTTAGGTAATAGATCTATTTTGATGTCTCCTAAATATAAAGAGAATAAGGATATTTTAAACGAGAAGGTAAAGCATAGAGAAGAGTGGAGACCCTTTGCTGGGGTCATACTTAAGGACCACCTACAAGACTACTTTGAAGAAGGTATTGAAAGTCCATACATGTTATATTCTCAGACAGTAAAAGAAGATAAGAGAGATAAGATACCAGCCATTACACATGTAGACAATACATGTAGAATACAAACAGTTGAGAGTGGTTTCTTATCATTACTACTTGAAGAGTATTATAAGATCAGTGGAGTTCCTGTATTATTAAATACCTCTTTCAATGATAATGGCAAACCAATAGTGGAAACCCCACAAGATGCTATTGATTCTTTTCTAAATATGAATATAGACTACTTAGTTATGAATAACACAATCATAGGTAAAAAATAATGGAAGAAGATTTCTACGCTTCAGTTAAATTAGTATCGGGAGAGGAGATCTTCGGTGAGGTTATGCCTTCTGAGGAAAATGGTCGCACGGTTTTGATTATTAGTGATCCAGTAGAAATCGAAACGGTCAGTATGAATGGAACTCATGAGGGTCTCCGCATGATGCCATGGTTAAGAAGTATGCCGAATGAAAATATTGTAATTATACCTATGGATAGAGTTATAACTGTTGTTGAAGCTCAAGAAGACTCTGAAGTCGTTAGATATTATCAAAAATTTATTTTCAATAACCTACAACAAGGCCCAGCAGAGAAGATAAAAGTCACAAAGAAGATGGGATATGTAATTTCAGTCGAGAAGGCCAGAGAGCATTTAGAGAATATTTTCAATAAAGGCGAAGCTACATAGCATTCCCTTGAACTCTGACAGAGTTATTGTACATCAGTTTATAAGACTTGTCAAGTGTTTGTTTTTATGTTACACTGTAATCATACTGGAGGATAGAATATGCCTGCAAAAGGGACGAGAAAACGATCCGAACATTACGTTAACAATAAAGAATTTTTATACGCAATAGTTCAATATAAAGCTGACGTAAAGGAGGCGGAAGAGAATGGTGATCCGAAACCACGCATCACTAATTATCTTGGAGAGTGCTTTGTAAAAATCGCGACTCACTTATCATATAAACCAAACTTTGTAAACTATATGTTCCGTGAGGACATGATATCAGATGGCATCGAGAACTGCGTTCAATACATACATAACTTCAATCCAGAGAAATCTACGAATCCTTTTGCTTACTTCACTCAAATCATACACTATGCTTTCCTCAGACGTATACAGAAAGAGAAAAAACAAATGGAAATCCGTGAAAAGATCATTGAGAAGTCGGGGTATGATGAGGTTATGCATGTTGACGACGATGGCGGCTATTCTAGCGATTACAATTCAATAAAGGAAGCAGTACAAACAAAAATGAATCAATGAAAATAGCGATTATAACTGACACACACTTCGGAGGCAGAAGGGGTAATAAGGTATTTCACGATTTCTTTCAAAAATTTTACGATAATATATTCTTCCCAGAATTAGAGAAGAGAGGAATTAAGTATTGTATTCATATGGGTGATGCCTTTGACAACAGAAAGAATATAGATTACTGGTCTTTAGATTGGGCGAAAGAACATGTATATGATAAGTTTGAAAAATTGGGCGTCCAAGTTTGGCAACTCGTAGGTAATCATGATGTCTATTATAAGAATACAAACAAGATCAATTCAATTGATTCACTCCTAGAACATTATGATAATATAATTCCTATATCTAAACCAGACACATATGATATAAATGGATTCAAAGCAATGATGTTGCCTTGGATATGTGATGAAAACTATCAAGAGACTCTTGCAGCGATAGAAAAATCAGATGCTAAGATGGCTTTTAGTCACTTAGAACTCAATGGATTTGAATTATATCCAGGCATGTTCCAGCAAGGTGGTATTGATAAAGGAATCATTACTAAGTTTCCTACAGTATTCTCAGGACATTATCACACCAGAAGTAATGATGGTCAAGTCTTCTACTTAGGTAATCCATATGAGATGTATTGGAATGATTGCGGAGATAAAAGAGGATTTAATATCTTAGACACAGAGACAGGAGAGATTGAGTTCATAGAAAATACATATCATATTTTTGAGAAGATATATTATGAAGATACTCCAGCAGAATTATTCAAAGCACATCTATACAAAGATAAAATAGTCAAACT